CCAAATTAATGACTGCCTAAATTTTTTATCTTGTAATTGTATACCAAAAATATTCTTTATTTCCAATTCTTGCTATTTTAAAATTCAAAAATGGAAATTCTCCAACTCCAAAAATTATACGATATCTTGGATATATAGCTTTAAAATCTTTATTAATATATGTAGGAACTTCTACATCTTCTAGTAATCTAGTTTCACCTTCTATTTTAGTTGTTTCTTCCATACTAATAATCCTTGGAATATCATCACTAGATTGATCTGATTTTTTAAGTCTATCCATATAATTAAAATATCTTTCTGTAGACATTTCTCTGGATATTAACTCTTTAAACTGTAGATTTTTGTTATTATAATGTATAAGTTTTCCACAAAAATTATCAAAACGTTCATAATTAGATATATTACATATACCTTCATCAACATTTTTACCAGCAAACAATTCTAGATTTTTTACAAAATCTTCATAGCATGCTTCTTGAGCTTCTTCAATAGAATACTTACGTAATTCCATGAAGCAATGTGCATTTTCTGACACTAACATATTATTTTCCTTTTTACTAATATTAAACCGACCCTTGATATAATCGTAGGTAATAAATAACCTTTTTACTTTTAATAAAGTTCAGTTACATCATAAATTTGGTGACCCCTACCGGATTCTAACCGATGTTACCAGGATGAAAACCTGATGTACTAGGACTCTATACGAAGGGGTCATATTTAAATGGCGATCCTGGCGTGAATCGAACACACAACCTATTGCTTAGAAGGCAATTGTTCTATCCAATTGAGCTACAGGACCAAAATGGCGGAAGCGAGAGGATTTGAACCTCTGAATGAGTTACCTCATTTCCAGTTTTCAAGACTGGCGTAATCAACCGGACTCTACCACGCTTCCTAAAGTATTATTCATTAAAATCGTAAACAATATTTAATTTAGGTTTTGTTGATAACTCTTCTAATTCTCTAAATTTCTTTGTATAAAAATTATTATCATAATCAGCATCTAATGGAAACTCAATTTCTCCTTTTGATGTATAAATACGTAACCATGGTTTCCCAATAGTATACATATTAAGTTGATTATTCATATTAGTATCTTTAAAAAAATACTCAATTTTATTTACTGTCATCATAATTACCCTCCTATCGAATTTTATTTCTTTTTATGGTTGGGCTTCCTGGATTCGAACCAGGGAAATGATCGCATCAAAAACGATTGCCTTACCACTTGGCGAAAGCCCAAGAAACTAATAAATAAAATGGTCGGGGCGAGAGGATTTGAACCTCCAAGGTATATCTAATTAACACTAGCTCCCAAAGCTAGCCCGCTACCAGATTACGGATCTACACCCCGATAAAATTATTGTGTGTCATAATGGATTTGCACCATACCTATAAACTTCAGCAGTAATGTTCTAACTCAAAAAAGTATTTAATCAGTTTCCATATGACCTTCAATTAAATCTTTTCTTTTAAACTATATGACACATAAAAAATGGTAGTGGATTCAGTTAATGTGCAACCCACTGATAAATCACAACTTTGCTTGTACTTCGCCATAATCAGACATTTTCTATCCTGATATTGGTTTTTCTCCAATAAGAATCCTGATGAAGTTCAGTGGAGTTAAACTAAATGTGTTACTAACTAGTTTTCACACAAATCTCAATTAAAATGGTAGACCCTGACAGTGCTGCCCTGCCGACTCAACCGTGTAAAGGTTATGTGATTCTGTTTCACCAAGGGTCCTTAATTTAATTTTCGTAATTTTACTTTTTTATTTACTTCATATAGTTTTATAAAATCTTTTCCATATTTTTCTTTAACCCACTCTAAAATAGGTTGTAAATCATTTTTATACAATACTTTAATATTTGGATATTGCTTTATTTTTGCTTTATCTTTGTCTGAACAATATCCTTTTATTTCTATTATTTCACCGTTTATTTCAAAATCAGGCGTATAATAATGTAATCTGCCTTTATAATAATAGGGTAGTGAATTAATACACCTTTTTAATGATACATTGTGGTTTTCACACCATAATATATATGCCAATTCCCAACTACTATCACACCACATTCCTTTATACCATCCAGCTTTTCCTCTAGGATTTATTTGTCTTGGATTCTTTTTATAATTTTCTATCTGTTTTAATCTTGCTTTTTCTATAGACTTCGGATTTATTTTCCAACCATATTTTTGTAAATTGCTTTGAAAATTTTCTTTAATCTTATTAGAGGCATTTTTCAAACTAGAATTTGTTTCTTTAGTTAAACCTTTATTCCATATTTGTTTCACATGCTTCAGTTTTCTATGCTCTTGTAATTGCTTTCTTGTTTTAAAGATTTCACCACAAATAGTACATTTCCATCCACCTATTTTAGTTTTATTATGAAAATTACATATATGTTTTTTTACTTTACTAGATGAATATTTACCTTGGCATTTTCTAGAGCAAAATAAAGGAATAAATTTACCTTCTTTGATAGCTTTTGGTTTTCTCCATTCTAAAAATTCTTTACCACAAACTTTACAAATATATTTTTTCATATTATATAGAACCATTAAAATTCTATATGCTCTAACCAACTGAGCTAATCGCCCTAAAAAACGGTGCCCCTACATGATTTTCACACGTTCTCTTGGATCTACATCCTAAGCTATCTATTCGCGACTAGATATAATGGGGCATAAGATAAAATCATCTTATTGTTTAAATATTTTACCAAATAAAGTACTTAAATAATAAGATAATTCTTTCTTTAAATTAAATTTCTTTTGTTCACGTTTTTTATTCTTTATTACCTTTGCTTTATACATACCACTAGTTAGCATCATATAAGCAATAGGATTTCGTTTTTTAATATTCTTTTTCTTCATATTATTACTCCTATGGTACTTCTACTACTACTTCTTCTTTTACTTCCTTTTTTGTTTCTAATAAATCTAATCTTGCTTCAATTTTTTGTAAAGATGCATCGAGGTTAAAAATAATATCTCTAAATTTATTCATATCTTCTTCTGTTTCATATTGAACCTGTTGACCATCTAATACATTTTCAATATTGATTTGTTGAGGTTCTTTATTTCTACGTTTGAATTTATAAATATCCATAGTAACATAACTTACAGCACATATTGTTAAAATTGTTAACAAGATTTCGTTATAATTTAATTTTCTCATATTCCCTTCCTTTCTAAAAAAAACTAAAGGTTTATTTAACGCATTAGGTGCGTATAAAACTCATTTACATCATCTTGAATTATAGAGGCCTTGATGAAAACCTAATATAGCGGAGAAACCTTCTAAAACCGATGACTCCATACGGAGCATTGAAATTGGCGGAGTACATGGGTTTTGAACCCATCTGATATTTCGAGTGACAGTCGAATGACCACTCCAAGCAGTCCCGTACTCCAATTACTCATACAACTTAGTTATATATTAAAAATGGTTCCAGCGGCAGGATTTGCACCCGCGGTGTTTGTATGCCGACTTACAAGGTCGGTGCTGTCGCTACTGAGCCACGCTGGAATAATGAGAAGTATATTTTTTTCTATACTTTCTTGTCGATTTGTGTCCTTTTTTAAATTTATAATTATCTGTTAAAGAATGACAATTTGGACACAATAATATACAATTTTCTAAAGTATTATTTAAATAATTTCCATCTTTATGATGTAATTCTAAAATAGGATTATTTGTACTTGTCCAATCCCACTTACAAGAAGGATTCATACATTGTTTATATTGTTTCATTAAATAATTTTTTAATACTCTTTCTGATACACATATACCATTTAATATTTTTTGTTCGACTTGTTTCATTTTATAAGCAACAGAACACTTTATACAACAAAATTTACCACGTGAACCCTTTGGAATATTAAATTTTTTACCACAATTTAAACAAAAAGTTTCTTTACCTGTAATAGACTTTTTATTTTCTTTTAAATATTTATTAAAACAATCTTTTGAACAAAAATGTAATTTTCTATGTCGAATGTTATATTGATTTATTTCAAATTCTTTACTACACATAGTACATTTACATTTTTTTGTACCGAATTTTATTTTTTTACATTCATCTGAGCAATAAAATATACGATTATATTTTTTAGCCTTTAGTATCAAATTTTTATACTGGATATAAGAATTTGGCAAGAAAAATTTACCACATACTCCACATTGAAGCATAAATTGTTCAGGGTGTATTTTAAAAAGTTCTGCCTTTGTAATCATAATAAATAGAACTACTTTGTTTTTAAACAAAATATTTCTTTGAGTTATACTGGCAAAAAACAAGGCGCATTTCTACAAGTTTCAAGTTTGTGTATAAAAAGTTGCTGTATGCGCCTTTATCTTAGAACTAGTCTTTAATTTTTACTAATTCATAAACATTAACAGGATATTTACGCTGTTCAGAACCAGTAATTTTATAAACTCTATGTTTATCTAGTGCCATAATATATTTTACAATTCTTCCAGCATCTTTACCAGCTTCAGATTCAGGATTAGTAGATCCTTGCTTTAGATGATATTGATAAATATAATCCAATGGAGTATATGACCAATCTCTAAATTGTCCACCAACAAGATCTGAGGTAGTAAATTGCGTCTTATATGCTAAAGCACCTTGAATTAATCCATTCACAAATGTAATTAATTCGGCTTGTTGCATTGGTGTTAAAGATTCAAATGCACTAGACTTTTGTGTTTCACTATTTATAATCATAGTTTTTTTCCTTTTCTAAATTATTGTTAATACAAAATTATAAAGTTTTTACTTATTGAGAAACAGCTTATTTTATAACCCCTGCTTCAAAAGGTTATCCTGGAACATATTATTTATTATAAAATATGTTTCATACCAGAATTACAATAACTATTATTTTCTAAATTCATCATTTAATACTTTTAGATTTTCTAATAGTTTATAAATTAGATAATTTTTAGTAGCTGCTGTAAAAGCATCGACATCTTTTGGAAAGCATTTGCCGCCATAACCAAATTTTCCATCTGGTCCAGGTACATAAGTATGCATGTCATTAATATAGCCACTTAATAAAAAACCAGAATGCACATTTGAAAAATCTGCACCTATTTTTTTACAATAATCATAAACGGCATTAAAATATGTTACTTTTAATGCGCCAAAAACATTGTGAACATACTTCGTAATTTCTGCTTCTAAACTTGTCATTTGGATATATTGTTTGTTTTTAAAAATTTCTTTTAACAAATCTATTTCGGCAGTAAAAATCATTGATTGATTTTTAAAATCCATTTCAGATGTTCGTTCTGTTAAAAATTCTGGCATAAAATATACATGATGATTTAACTCTTCACTTAATTTATCAGATGTACCTGGTAAAATCGTTGTTCGAATAAAAATTGGTTTATCTGGTAACTTAGATATAATTTCTTTAAGTACAGTCAAATCTTGTGTACCATCAATTTCTGTAGGTATGTGAATCTGTATAAAGAAAATATCACATCCAGATAAATCATCATTATATCCTTTATATGGATCAGAGATAAATATTTTATGCTTAGTATTATCTTCTAACCATATCTTTAAAGCTTCTCCAATAACACCACACCCAACAATTCCAACTTTTTTCATATCTCTATCCTTGTTAATTCATGGAGCGACCAGCGAATCTTGCAATCGCATTTATAGCTTGGCAAGCTATTATTCTACTTTTGAATTATGGTCGCATTTGGTGGGCATACCCAGAGTCGAACTGGGATGGCTTTACAGCCGGCAGATTTTCTTACCACTATAGTTTTCACTACCAGTTTTCTGTTTGTGGTCTGGACTATATCTTCATCTACTTGAGATGTAATCCTCATAGTCTCTACACATTTATTATGTGAGTGCCAGGATCGAACTGGAGACTAAGATTACAACAGTCATAGAACTTATCTTAGTCTTTATCTATGATCAATAGGGTCCAACACTATCTCACCCACATAAATTTAGCTCGGTATTGCCATTTTACAGGGTTCACCGAATTCGGATTATTCTAATATATCATCACTGATATATCACTCAAATTATATAAGTCTGCTGCGTCTACCTATTCCGCCATACGCCCAGAATTCAGAGTTTTAATAAAGATTTTTACAACCCTCTTGTTATCTTTATTGTGGTATTTCCCTAACGAATGGTTGTCTTAACTAGGTATACTCTGATAACCACATATTTTATTAAATTGGCTGGTCTGGTTCGATTCGAACGAACATATGACGCATTAACAGTGCGTTGCTTTACCTGTCAGCCACAGACCAATATTTTATGTTTGTTTTTTACTATAATTTTTACCAGTAATAATTTCTAATATTCTATTGTGATGCACATTAAACTTTTTACCTAAAGCCCTTGATCCAAATTGACGGCTATTTTTAATATAGTATTTTTTAATATATTCAATTTGTTCTTTTGTTAATTTATAATTAGGATTGTTTATGCCTTTTAGTTTTGAATAATCTATTAAATTGTTCAAAATAGCATGTTGTAGATTCTGTTTTGGTGTACACCATTCTAAATTGTTTACATTATTATTTAGCTTATTACCATCTTTGTGGTTAATATATGGTAAATTATTTGAATTTGGAATAAATGCTTCTGCTACAAATTGATGAATTCTTTTTGTTTTAGCTTTAGAATTTTTTCCATTTGGTTTTAAGCTAATATCATAATAACCATTTTTATTTATATGTAATTTCATTATTTTACCAGATCTACCTTTTAATCTGCCTAAATTACTTATAAAATATCCATGTATATCTGTTTCTTTCCAAATTTCTTTTTGCATATAAATCCTTTATAAATTTTAGTAAAAATAAGGCGAGGGATAATTACTTTTCAATGTTTAGAAAGTAATAAAGAATATAACTTACAAAAACAATGAATGGGTATTTAACGAGAATGTTCCTCAATGCTGAAAGTTAAATTTACTATCCCTCATAAGTAATGGTGGTGACTCTTGGTAATGCTCCAAGCCAGCCAAAAGGCAAAGGTTTTACAGACCTCCCCACGTCTTTAGTGGAATACGTCACCTTTTATTTTTATCTATTAAGATTTTTTTGGTACTCCAGGGTGGAGTTGAACCACCAGCCTTTGGTTTATAAGACCACTGCTCGAACCATCGAGCTGCTGGAGTATAAGATTGAATGGCGATCCGTGAGAGATTTGAACTCCCGACCTAGAGATTAGAAATCTCTTGCTTTATCCAGCTGAGCTAACGGACCTTATATTAAGTGGCGCCTGGTATGTGAGTCGAACACATTCACCCCTTAACGAGATGTACGGATTAGCAATCCGCTGCATTACCGTCCTGCCCACCAGGCTATTTCATATCATTACCCATTTGGTATAGAGCAAGGATTATTAATAAAGAGTAAATAAAATCTTCTATAGGCATAAACATGATATACTCCTTTAAGAAGATGGTTGCGGTGGCCGGAATTGCACCAGCGATCTCCAGCGTATGAGACTGGCAAGTTACTACTACTCCACACCGCGTTAAAATAAGCAAAGCGCATCGTCATTATTCCAAAATGATTGACTGTATTGCTGTAAGCGCTTTAAAAGGTTTATTCTTTTTCTTCTATATAATTTACTAATTCTTCTACTGTTTTGATTTTAGCAGCATCTTCATCTGGGCAGGATATTTTAAAGCGTTCTTCTACGGCCATAATAATTTCAACGCTATCTAAAGAATCCGCTCCTAAATCATCTATAAAGTTAGCTTTTTCAGAAATCTTTTTTTCATCTATTCCTAAAGTTTTAACTAAGATTTCTTTTACAATTTCATAAATTTCATTATAACGTATACTTTTCGTCATATATTATATTCCTTTTGTATAAATTTCCAAAATTAGAAGGTATGTAAATTAGACTCCTTTTCTTTTTTTGGAGCGACTAGAGAATTTTGCAATCTCATCCTTAGCTTGGAAGGCTAGCATTCTTCTTTTGAACTATAGTCGCATTTGTATATATTTATTTAATATCTGTTACCCAAGGCCACAACTAATAAATTACTATTAATCATCCCCTTAGGACAAGTAGTCTTTGTTTTGGATTACACAACGGCTTTTGCAACAGCCTAATAACGTAGTTCACATCGTTGCTGGCAATCTCTGTTACATACAATTAATAGTCTTAAAAACGTTTCCACACTTCTGCTTACTTTGTTTCATCATAGACTATTTTTCATACATTCGTTCATCTTCGAATATGAAGCATTTTCCGGTCTGACATATTCTCTCTACATTCCATCTAGCGTCTATACTTCCGCCATAACAGATATTAAAAAAAGATATAATTGGTTTATACTGAGTCCTAAAGATAATACTCACAAGCATAGTCTCAGCGAGGTATGTCATTGCATATACTGTTCCTAAATCGGCGACTATCTTCCGTGCCGGCAACTAATCCAATTAACCTTCTTGTGAATTTCTTAAAAATGGTGGAGGTAATGTGGTTCGAACACACGACATCTAGCTTGCAAAGCTAGCGCTCTCCCAACTGAGCTATACCCCCAAAAGGAAAACTTATTCACTATGTTTAACAACAAAAAATAGAACATATTAAAAAACACTGTTTACCAAACAAAAGCTTTATTAATTGCTCTATAAAATGGATTATACAGTGTTTTTTTAAAAAAGTAAAGCAGTTTTTAAAAAATTACCACCAAAGTTCATGCAAATATGTAACAAACCATTTGAGGTTCTTTTTTTGCCATTTTACACGTTTTAAATCCATTTTATTATTATGAAGTACTATTTTACGGTTATATTCTTCAGCCTTTTCATATCCTTTAGCTACTTCGAGCCTATACATTTTTTCTTTTTTACCATCTTTATTAGTAACATATTCGGGTATATGATTAAATTTAACTCTAGCTAAAGGTTTAATATCCCATCTTTTTAATAAATATTTTTCATCATCTTTTAAAATATCTTTAAGGGTATCTGCTACTAACTCTAATTTTCTTTTTACATCTTTATTTTTATAAGAGATATATTTTTTAGTCCATTTATGGAATAGTTTTCTTAAAAATTTATTTTGGTCTACTTTAAAAATAATACGCTTTTGAAAGTTAGACATTTCATACCAACCAATTTCTATAGTTTTGGTGGCATTAATTATATATTCCTCTACAATAGGTAAAAAGATTTCAGCTAAACTATAATCTAAATTCCATGAAAATGTTTTAGCAGCTTTTTTAATTGCTTTTAAAGCTAATTCTTTATTAATTTCACTTTCTGTTTTCTTTCTAACCATTTTATACTCCTATAAAAATGGAAGGCACAGATTAAAGGGCTTTTTCTAAAAACTATTCCGCGCCTTCCTTCCCACGAATCTATTTTACCGTGGCTAGCTATATTATTTTATATATACATTATTCAAATAAATTGCTGTTTGTTTTTATACCCTTTAACTCGTTTGTGTTTACAATACTATTTAGAACATTATAATAATAGCAAATTTTATTTAAAAAGTAAAGCACTTTTTTATGTTCTACCTTTTTATGGATTATGTATATATTATTTCAAATAACCAAGATGCAATAAAAGTTGGGATTTCAAAACATCCTGATAAGCGTTTAAAACAATTACAAACATCTAATCCTAATAAATTATCATTATTGTTTACAGAAGAATTTGAATGCAGTAGAAATCATTTATTAAAAATAGAAAAATTAATACATAGGGAATTAACAAATATATCAAAAGGTAGGGTTGGTGAATGGTTTAAAGTAGGTGAAGAAGAAATAGATCGTATTAAAAATATAATTATATGGAATCGAATACGTTTTGAAAACGATGATTTATATTTTAAATATGGAAGATTATAAAAGGCTCTAATTTCTCAGAGCCTTTTTTTTAGTATTTAATTTTTTCATATCTAGGTTGGTTAATAATATCTAACATAATCTTGTACATATCACATTCTCCAGATAATGCAATTTTTAAACAAGATGGAGAACAACCAGATAATAAAATATTACCAGAATCATTCATTGTAACTGGAACTTGTGTATTTCTAGATTCAATATTCCACCATACGAGTGTAGGCAAACAATAACCAGCTTCATGATATTTTCTTTTAATTGCTTCAAAATTAGTTTCATTACCGGATTCATCGAATTCCATATCACTAAGTATAAGCAATACTTTTGGCATATCATCTTTAGGTATATTGTTTGCAACTGCTCTTCCTAAAATCAAATCGAATACAGACTGCAGATTTGTATTTGAACAATCACCTGTATAGATTGATTTAGCTTTTTCTGGTATATTTTCACCAATTACTTGTTTCCATTCTGCATGAGAAGAAAATGGAATTACATAATTCTTCCAAATTTCAGATTTGTTTTTTTCAGCGATATATAAAGATAAAGCTGTAGCGACTTGAATTGGAAAACCTTCCATAGATCCAGATGTATCACATACTGGAATACCACTAATTTCTGGAATATAATCAGGTAAATTTTTCCATTGTAATTCTAATGTTTCATTTACTTTATAATTATCATGATTCCAACCATAACCAGTATAATTATAAGCTCTTAAAATGTCATAAGGATATAATGTTTTTGTATTAATTTTAATTTCACCCTTTTTGACGCTCTGTAGATATTCATTATAATGTTCATTATCATTACGTTGGAATGCCATACGATATTTTAAAGCTGCATAAGAAGGTAATTTTGCATAATCAATAGAAGCATAATCTTTATTTGCAAGATTAATTTCTACAATTTTTAAAGCTTTACGTAACATTCCTAATGCTTTACGATAATTTTTAGGAGAACCAAACTTATTAGTAGCTAATAAAATTTTAGCTTGAGCTCTTCTTTCTTTATCTTTAGCGTTTTCAGAAGGCATCCATTTTCCAAGCAAAGATAAATTTTGATATTCATTCTCTACATAATATTTTAGATCTTTTGCTAATTGACTACCAGCAAAATCAATAACTGTATCTTTTACTTTAGATGTTAATAATACCCAAAGATCATCCCAACGCCCATATTCTGGAATAAGTCCAATATTATTATTTAACCATTGTGTTTCATAATCAGCTAAATATCTTAAGCAAATTCTAAAAATATTACGTTCACCTTGACCACCACGACAATCACGAATATAAAATAATACTTTTAATGCTAGTGTAGGATCTTTTTTAAAAGCCTTAATAAATAATTCTAAAATTCTATCCTTCTCAGCAAAGCGCATAGCAGGACCATGAAAAAACCAATCTAACACTGGATCTTTTGAAGAAATATTTGTAATAGCACCGTTTTCTGTATATGTAGTATTATTAAAAATAGCTGTAAAACTATTTTCTGCTCTTTCTAATATATCAGATGTAAATTTGTCTTTTTTATATTCATTATTAGGCAAATTTAAAATATCAAGATATGTATTCATTTTATTTCTCCAAAAATTTTATTAAATGTTTCTTCAGATTCTTCATAAAAACGATCTTCATGATTTATAATATTTAATTTCCAAAGTAATTGAATAAATCTAAATTCTTTATTTTTTTCAATTTCTTTTTTAATTATATTTAATATTTTTTTATTATAATCATACCTATCCATTAGTATAAAAAACCTCCATATAAAATATATTATACAGAGGTTTTAAGTAAAAGTAAAGCAGTTATTAAAAAATTTTATCTAATTCTTCATTAATTTTCTTAATACGTTTTTCAGATAAGTATCCATATTTATTTGGACCACCAACTTCATCAATAATTTTTCTAATATTTCTTACAGCTTCTCTATTACCCTTAAAACTAAAAATTCTTGTTAATGTTTTAAAAAAATCTTTCATAGTATCTCCTTATTTAAAATAAAAGATAATAAATAGAACTGTTTTTTCTAACTTTTTAAAAAAATTTTTAAAGCCCCATTTCCATTAATCCATTCGGAGCTTTTTATTTTTTCTTTAAATTCTTCTGTTAATAACCAATCTCTTATTTCTTTATGAATTGCACCTTCTTTTTTTATACTGCCTTTACCTGTTATTACAATTACATATTTTGATTTATATTCTTTATGTTTATTTATAAAAATTTTTAATTTATCATAAGCTTCTTGTATAGTATAACCATGTAAATCTAAAATATAAACGTGTGGTTTTGGATATTTAATACTAATATGATATAATGATGATTTGTTTACTATATTTTTCTTTATTGGAATAATTTTACTTTTGAATTCATTCCAAAAAGCTATATCATTACTACTAAGATATTTTTTGTTTATTGACATACAATTCTTCTATATTATAATTTAAATTTATTGTAATATAGAACAAAAAATATTTTTTATCTTCAGTTTTGAGTTCAACTATAATTGTATGTTCACCGAATTCATTTACATAATCTAAATACCATTCTGGATGTTGCTCAACAAACTGTCTGGCTACTTCTTTTGGTGTTATTTTAAATCCAGAATCTGATTTAAAATACATTTCTGTCCAATCTAAATCATTTTGTAATTTTACAAAGTATTTAATCATACTGTTTATCATTGTATCTGTTATTTATTCGTTTTAACTTTTTGTTTTTAAAATGTTTTTCGCGACGTCTTGCCACTACATATGCTTTTCTAATATTACTTGCCATATGATCTGCTTGTCTATTAAAAAATGAAAGCATTGTTCCATTATCTTTATGACCTTTTATCCACAAACCCGCCCATCGGCGATTTGCTAAATAATACTGAATTAAATCCATAATTGGACGTTCAAATTTTCTGCAATGATTAGCTTTAATACAATTTAATGCATATTGTGAATCACTAAGAATAGTAATATGCCCGTCATAATTAGATGCTTCTTCTAAAGCAAATAAAATAGCAGTTAATTCTGCAGCATTATTATCAGATTCTATTAAGGGCTTTGCTCTTTTAGCAATAATATTATGGTAATTATCTGTTATAACAAATGCTATACCAGAAATTTTACCTGAAGTACTAGCATCGGTAAAAATGCGCATTTAGTCCTCGCTCTTTGTATTTAGAACAAGGACTAATGTTCTTAGACTCTTCCATTTGAAGTATTACGATCTATTTGAATTTGATCTGTATTTTTAGGGGCTTGTTTTGCAATAAATTTATTAATTGTAATATTTAATCTTCCTAATTTATAATCTTGTACTTTAGAAATTTCCTCCGGTTTAATATCATAAATTTGTTTAATTTGAGCAAGCATAATTTCTACATCAGATACTTCTTCAACAATACTTTGCCTATTATCTGTACCTCGATGTACATTTTCAAATAAAGCATGCTGTAATTCCATAAGTTCCTCAATAGTTTGCATGGTTTGATTTCTACCACCAAACGTACTAATTGCTCTATGAATGGTTTTATTTTGTTCAGGTGTCATTTTTTAATCCTTTCTTTAAACTTTTTTAATCTAACACACCATTTTCCATATGATTTCCATTTACGATATGCATTTACTATTTCTTCCATTTGTGCTTCTGACATATAATCTAACCAACTTTTTTCGGTTAAATTTTTTGGTCTAAAATTCATAGGGACTAAATCTTCTTCAAAATCAAACATATTGAAAATTTCTACATTTATACAATCTAAAGTATATTTTTCAAACATTTCTTTATTTGCTCTAGCTATAATCCAAAGCATATCTTCAAAATCAGCAGGTTTTTTTCGTTTATTATAATCCCATAAAAAGAATATAATAGTATATAAAGCTGCTTCAGTTTGATAAATTTCATCTTTTGTCCAGCGACTTGGTGTAATAGGCATTTTTAACTCCTTTATTAAATATATACCACAAAATATAAAAAAAGTAAAACAATTTTTATTTATGTTCTAAAACGTGGTTAATATTCTAATCCTCGTGTGATAGTAGATAATGAAATAATTAGAGAAGAGAATTAAGTATCTAGTCTACAAGCGTTAAAAGAATATATTAAGGGTAGTTAAACTACCCTTTTTTATTTTGTTGCTGATCTAACTTCATATTCAACTGTTGTACCTGGATTTGATGGATCCCAAGGCGTTGTTTCTGCCATATAGCATCTTCCTAAATTGACTTCTGCCCAAATAATTTTTCCAACAGAACCAGATCTAGATTTGGCCATAAATAATCTCGCTCTTAAATTGGCTTTTTCACCAGGGTTTGCATTTATTGTTGTCATAGAATGAGCTAAATGAACTTTTTGTGCAGATTCTGCAATACTATCCATAGATACAACTTCTGTGTTTTTTACATTCCAACTATATTTACCTAATTGTGAACCAGTAATAACAGGGCAATCAAATGAAATTGCTAAATTTTTACAATCGTTTGCAACACCACCCATGTCTTCATAGCTATTACCTCTGACTTTTTGTGTTGGTAAAAGTTTATCCATATAATCCAAAAAAATAACATCTGGTTTCCATTTGATATTTAACTTTTCTTCTTTTATTTGTGCTAATTTTTGTATATAATTATATACTGTATCTGCATTTACTGTTGCTGGTTTAAAAAATTTAATTGTTAAATCTGGATGATATGTATTTTTAAACATGTGTACTTTTTCTTCAAATTCAGCTCGTGTTTTTATGCTTAACATATCTCCAATACCCAATCCAGTAATAGCTGTTTGAACATTTGCTAATGTTTCTGTTTGATCTAATTCTAATGTAATAAAAACAATTCTCTTATTTTGTTCCATAGCTTGTTTTGCTAAAAATGCCATTATACGACTTTTACCTCCACCCGGAGGAGCTGCAATAATATGAAGATTTTTTCTAACAAATCCACCACCTAAGCCCTCGTCCCAAGATGGAATATTTGTTTTTAACATATTTTGTTTATCATAAGCAGCACTTAAACTTTCAATAAAATCGTCTGTAGAAGTATCTTCAAAATCTAAACCCAAATCACTATCACCGCTTATATTTAATACTTTTTTAAATAATTCAATAGCTTCATCATAATTTCCAAGTTTTAATACACTGCCACCTTTTTCTAATGCTTTTCTCCAAGTAACCTGTTTTGCAAATATAACGGCTTTTTCTTTAAAAAATTCAAAATCTCTAATATCATCCATTTTAAAGATTTCTTCAATAATATTAGAGCAAGCATAATATTCGGTTTGTGGTAAAGCGGTACTATTTACATAATCTTGATTTATCTGATCTAATGCTTTTTTAGAAGGTATTTGTTTATATTTTTTATAATATTCATGAATAAATTTACAAACACGGCGAAGATGCTGATTTTCAAAATATTCTGGTAAAATGATTTCTAAACCACTAATAGCAGCCCAATCTTGATCAAAAATTAACAATGCCAAAAATTTTTTTTGGACCGTAATATTAAATTCTTCTTCAAAAGTTAGCTCTTTTTCTTCTGCCATTATTATCTCCATATAATTTTATATTTAATTTTAGTAAAAAAGTAAAGTCTTAATTTTCTATTTCTAACTAAATCCTTTACCATTTCCTATTTCTTTTACAAGTGAAATAAAATCTTGTACTCTTTCAAATACTTCGATTCCAGAATCAATCATTAATTTTTTTCTTTCGTTATAATGATTTTGAAAGATATAATGTCCTCCAACATCTTTAAAATCAACTACTAATGATATATTTTCACCATTTTTACGCTTTCTGCTTGCTCTACCTATACGCTGTAAAACACCAATATTAGATTTATTTGCACTAAAAAGTACTGCGCATTGAAATATATCTATATCAACACCTTCATCTAATACTTGAGAAGCTATTACTATATTATAATTGTCTTCTAATAATGCTTTTTTAATGTCATTTGGTGTTCCAGAACGCTTTTCTAATTTTAATGTACCTCTTTTATTATATATCCATTCATAAATTGTTTCGTCACCGCAAATAAACAATGCAGGTATTCCAGCTTCTTTTAGGCTTTTCATAATATTTTGTCCGGGCTTTATATTATTAAATGAAGCTATGGTTTTTATATCATTTTTATGTAAAAATTTTAACATTTCTACACCTGCCGCGTTTCTGTTTTTATTATAAATTATATTAGCTCTATATAACATAAAATAATTATTTTCTAAATCTGGTGGAAGATAAGCAGGTCTATTATTATAAGAAATAAAATATGCATATGGTTTAGCTATTGTACCTTTTTCGACAGTATCTTTCATTTCATATGAAAAAGCAGGTTCGCCAAGTAATGCTGTTAATCTAAAATCTTCAGCCGTTGTATAAATATTTTTATGATTACGATATGGACTGCCAGAATAACCTACTATATGCTGTAATTTTGTTGGATCCATATAAAATAAAGGTTCAAATCCAGTCAAAGCTTGCATTCTGTGACATTCATCAGTTATCCAAGTATCAACTTCTGATAAAAATTGAATATAATCAGAATCTTGTTTATTTAATTTTGAATCTGAAAGCTTTGTATTTATTAGAATAATTCTTTTACTATAATCTGGATCTTTACTAGGATTCCAACTAATATCTATTTCACCAAATGAAACGAGTCTATCATAAATTTGTTGCAAAATAAAATTATTACCGTTCATTACTAAAACTTTATCATTTTTCAATAGCTTAATCAGTAATGACATCGCAGATGATTTTCCACTGCCTACCCCACTTAGAATTAAAGAAGCAAATCTAGTTGTCGGTACTCTAACCATCTCTATTTGATAATCTCTTATTTCAAAATCCTGATTATGCTTTTGAGCATCTTCAAAAACAGCTTTTATTTCTTTATCTGTATATTGATAATATGGATTTTCTGGTTCAATTAATTCTAAATTAATTTTACTTCTTAAATAATTTGTTAAACCGGCCGGATAACGTAATGTTTTTGTTTGTATTCCTTCTACTTCTGGTCCATATTCTTCTTGCCAATAAATTTCATATTCGTTTTGCTTTGTATCGAAATTATAACTTTTATGTGTAAGTACTTCTTTTGCTCTTTGTAAAACAAAAGGACTTTCATCTATGATGTAATTCCAAAAATTATATGTTTTATAAATAGGCATAATTATTCCTTTAAATGTTAACTTTTTATCTAGAATGCCTTTTAAGTACCAGTTCTACTTAAAAAAGGAGAAAAAAATGAAAAATTTTTTCAAACATTTAATAAGTAGAAAAGAAAATACAAAAAGTAGCATTTCTAATAATTCACAAATTGAATTTGAAGATTTAAAATTACAAAAATTTTCAATTGATTTAGTTAAAACAGGAAATGAGCTTGTTTTAAGGCTTTCTGAGTCAAAATCTGGATTTGAAATAATACTTGATAAAGAAAAAAGTTTTTTATTATCTGTTATTTTACAAAATTATACTGCAGATAATAATTTAGAAAAAGTATTAAAAGTTTTAGAAGAAAAGGAGTAATGTATGAAAAAAGCCAAAGAACTAGCACAATTGATTATTAATTCTGTAAATGATTATACAAATAAATATATGTCTGAAGATGGAAAAATAGCAAATACAACAGCATCTTTGCAAGAATTAAATAATATTATAGAAAAAGGTTTTGTATTAGATAAATATTTGATAGAAAAAGGCTATACTGAAAAAGATCCAGTAATTGCAGGAGTTTGTGCAGAATTACAAAAATATATAGATAAATTAAATACAAGTGATGAAAATGCTAAAAAGTTAACTATGGAATCCGCTTTACAAATTTGGCAGCAAGCAAAAGTAGTTATTGCATTTTTAGCATGTGCAGTATTAGATGCAAAGGTATAATATGTATGGATATATCTATAAAATAACCTGCTTAAAAAATAACCGCTGTTATGTTGGGCAAAAGAGAAAAACTGTTTTCGATGAAAAATACTGGGGTAGTAGTAAAAATAAAGAATATATAGCAGATTTGAAATTATATGGAAAAGAAAATTTTAAACGGGAAATTTTATATTGGGCAAATTCACAAGAAGAATTAAATCAAAAAGAAGTTGATTTTATACTTTCTGAAAATGCATTATGTAATTTAGGTGGTTATAACTTATGGATAAACAGACAACAAAGTGAATGGAATAATGAAACTAAAGAAAAGCACCACAAAGCTTTATTAAAAGCCGTAAAAAGTAAAGAATGGCAAGAAAAGCATAAAAAAATAAGTGAGGCGCGGCGAGGAATAAAAATGCCAAGTGAATTTTGTAAAAAAGTATCTGAAAGTTTGCGCACTTCTGAAAAGCATAAAAAAACAATGGCTTCTATAGAATATAAAGAAAACATGTCTACTATAATAAAAAATTCAAAAGCACATCAAAAATGGTATAAAAATTCAGAATTAAGAAAAATTCGTTATAATAAAGAAGTTAGAAACAAAATATCGCAAAAAATAAAAGAATTCAGTAAAGGAAGGCATTGGTATACAAATGGAACAATTAATAAATTTTGTTTTAATTGTCCAGAAAGTTTCTATTCAGGAAGATCAAAAAGTGTTTGTAATAAAATATCTATGACTAGAAAGGAAAAATATGCAAATATTAAAAAATCATAAAAGGATAAGTAGAAAACAACATACAGTGACCGTATTACAAAAACAAGCTGATAGTGAAGATATACTACAACGTCAAATAGTAGCAGAATTTAGAGCGCACGATGCTTTTGTAATTATGACTGATGCAGTAGGACCGGCTTTAAAATTTATTTCAGATCCACAAAGAAGAATGGGTTTTGTATCTTGGTCTAAAGCCAGAGGATGGGAAAAAGGTGTTCCAGATTTATTGATAGTGTGGAAAGGTAAAGTATTATTTTTAGAATTAAAAACACCTACTGGAAAAGGTAGATTAAGTGATGAACAAAAAATTTGGCAAAAAAGAATTATAAGTGCTGGTTATGAATATGCTTGTTGGAAAACTTTAGATGAATGTAATAAGTGGATTGCAAAACATTTAAATAATAAGGAATAGTTAAAATGCCTGTATATAGAGCTCTTCATAGATCAACACCTTTAGTTACACCCAATATTGATCAAAATATTGATAATTTTGCAGCATGTCATGTAACAAATATTGAATATGATGAAGATTCTGGCTTATTACAGTTTTTTGGTACAGTAAATTCTTCAAGTAAACCAAAAAAATATGATGTAGAAGTAGCATTTAGTAAAGTTGAAAAAACAGAGAATTTAACAATTGAAGAAATTGAAGAAGGTTTTAAGCCTAAGCCAAATTTACTTGAACATGAAATAGCTGTTCGTTGTAATTGCGATTCATATTGGTCAAGATTTTATAAAGCTAATCATTTTAATTCTGCAACTATAGGAGCTGCATTTCGAATAGGAAGAAATAGATCTGGTAGAAAACCTTATAATCCAAATAATATTCCTGGATTTTGTAAGCATATAATCGAATTTGTGACATATTTACAAGAGCAAGGATTTGTATTATGAGTAATGATATTGCAATTTCAGTTATAATACCTTTATATAATGTTGAAATGTATTTGCATCAATGTTTGGATTCAATTATAAATCAGACATTAAAAGATATTGAAATTATTTGTGTAAATGATGGTAGTACAGATGATACATTAAATATATTAAACGAATATCAATTAAAAGATCCACGTATAAAAGTTATTACACGAAAAAATGGTGGATGTGGAGTTGCAAGAAATACAGGTATGGAGATAGCAACTGGTGAATTTGTTATTTTTCCAGACGGTGATGATTTTTATAAATTAAACATGCTAGAAAGAATGTATAATCGAGCAAAAGAAGATAATTCAGATATAGTTAGAACCGGTTATTATCTTTATGACGATTCTACAATGAAAAAAATTACAGCAACATTATTGGCATATGATGGAAAAACACAAGATTCAGTAATATCATTAAAAAACGAACCATTAAAATTATTCAAGATAGGTCCACCTGTTGCATGTAATAAATTAATTAAAAGAGAAATTTTTGTAAAAAATAATATATTATTTGATAGCTGTAAGTATAGAACAGATTTTAGTGGTTTTCATACTGCGATGGCTGTAGCAAATAAAATTAGTATAATGAATGAAGCTTTTGCTTATTATAGAGCTTCTCGTGTTAATAATTTAACATATAATCGTTTTAGAGAAATTGATAATTTTTTATTTGATTTTTATGTTATGGAAAAATTAAAAAACAATTTAATACGTTTAAATTTGTTTAAGCTATATGAAAAAGCATTTATGTGTAAATGTATGGCATTG